AGTTCGTCAGCAGATATTAATTATGCAGTCAGCAGACGCAGACATAACAGTGTACGGTGAGTACGAATAATGGCAGTTACCGATAAGATTTCAGAACTGGTATCTAACCAGTTCCCTGACTTCTATAAAGAAGAGGGAGAAAACTTCCTTGCCTTTATGAAGGCATATTATGCTTGGATGGAAACCACAGGGCAGTTGACTGATGGTGTTCGTAACTTGGAATCTTATCGAGACATTAGCACAACCACTGATGCTTATATAGATTATTTTCGTAATGACTTCCTTCCTTCTGTACCAAACGATATGGTTGCCAGCAAGAAGTTGGCAGTTAAGTATGTAAAATACTTTAATCAATCTCGTGGTACATTCGAAGCATATAAACTATTATTCCGTGCGGTTTATGGTGAGGATATTGATCTTAACCTGCCAGCGGATCAAATTCTAAAAGTATCAGACGGCGACTGGAGAATAGATCGGTACTTAGTTGCTCGGTATGATGCGAATACATACGACTTTATTGGAAAGAATATTGTTGGCGTTGAATCTGGAGCAGTTGCTCTAGTTGAAGACGTGATTCGAAGAACGATACGAAATAAAGATATCGTACAAATTCTTCTTTCTAATGTAGTTGGAACCTTTACACATTTAGAACCAATTCGATTAGAAACGGATATCGCTGGTTCTGGGCACACACCTATTGTTGATGCTGGTATTAATAGAATTAGCATTACCTCAGGTGGTGGAGAATTCCAAGAAGGCGATGTTATTTCTATTGCCTCGGATGATATTGGTGAATTCGGTAAAGTAATTGTAACCTCAACATTAGATTTAGGTGGTACAATTACATTTACTATTGCTAATGGCGGTTCAGGTTATCGTGCTTCAACCGATGACCCAGGATCTACGATTACGATTGCTGGGGGTGATGGAAGTGGAGCAACCTTTGTAGTTGAACCTGATGATATTGATAACGCATTTCCAATATATTTGGTATTAAACGTAAATGCTATTAATGATAGAACTACCTTTAGCACTCTAGCACCAAGTATTGTAAGCAAAGATGGTATACGCAGAAAGATGACTCTTTATGCTAATACTATTATTGGTGCTCCTAGATACGGATTTGCTGAAACCACGGCAGGCGAAGCAGTTCAAAACTACCACGAATATGGTAGCGCAATACTACGTGTAGCAAACACTAAAGCAATATCTGTTAGTCAATCGCTTTTCGGAAACACCTCTTTAGCAAACGGCATTGTAACTTCTATTGTAAATGCATCTGCTGGAGATACATACTTAAAAGTAAACGCATATAAAAAGTTTACTCCGAGCGAACCTTTACACGTTGGATATAACGGTGGTTCGAATGTTGGGTTAGTAACTTCGTTTACTGCTAACACTTATGGTAACCACGTTTTAAATATTGCTAACACTTACACCATTAATCAAGGAGACGAGTTAGTAGGAGTTTCCTCTAATGCGTTTGGTGTAGTTACAGAACTGATTGCTTCAGCATCATCTAATACTTATGTTAGATTGAGTGCTAATGCTACTTCTAACGTATCAAGTCAGTTTGATTCTGGCCCGATTAAAGCATTTGCTAATAATGAAAATATCCGTAAGGTTGGTTCCGCAACAGTTGTAGGAACTGCTAAGAATAGAACAGCAAATACTTTAACCGAAGATGTTCACACTGCTTTGATTGACTCTTTAGTTTTTCAAACTACTGCAGTTGGAACCATTACTGCGTTATCTAGAATTGCTGGTGGATCAGGATATACTACTGCGCCAACCGTAAGAATTCAAGACCAAGAAATATCTGCTCTTAAGATACGAGATTACACTTTAACTTTACATAGTGATGATGTAAACTGGGGAACAGGAAACTCGTTCTTTACAACTCTAAGTACTGGAGATCGAGTTTCTCAGGGTTCAACTGGAGCATCAGGATATATCGTTGCCTCAGGAACTGCTGGAACTCCTATTAGTGTGGTTCAACTTGCCAATAATACCTACGAAACCACTGTTAGAGTTTGGCAAGATATCGGTCAAGCAACCTTTACAGGGTTTGCTAATGACGTGAACACATCTATACAAACTTACTTGGGTGCTTATACTCAGGGATCAACTTCTCCAGACACAAGAACTCAAACCAATAGCGGAACTGCAAGAATTGCTTCTGTAACTACGGAAGGGATCTTAGGAAATAATGCAGTAGTTACTACTGCTATCGGTGCTAACGGTTCGATTACAGGCGTTAGAATTATTGATTCTGGATTTAACTATAAAGATGGTGAATCTATACGACTACCGAGAACAAGTCGAAACCTTGCCTTTGGCGGTCGCGGAACAATTGTTCTAAAAGGTGCTGCTAATTCTGAGGGATATTACGCATCTTCGCGAAGTCATTTATCGAGTACTCGGGGATATATTCAAGATAGTCGATACTATCAAGAGTTTTCGTATGAAATTATTTCACCAGTTTCCCTTGCTCGTTACCGAGATATAGCATTGTCGCTTGTCCACCCAGCAGGTGAAGCATTGTTTGGTAAGTTTACTTTACAATCTAACGCATATGTTAATGTTGCTACTGCTGTTGAAAGTAAGAAACGACTTAAAGCAAACGGTTCTATCGCTATGACTCAGGGAAGTTTCAATATTACTGGTACTGGAACTTCGTTAACTGCAAATTATGCCAACAATAGCGAGATTATTGTAGAATATTCTCCAAGATCGTTCTATACAATACGACTAAATAAGGTATCGAACACTACTTTTGCAAACACAACTATTGCTTGGTCTAACAGTAGTATTACTTCTGCTAACATTTACTATACAAGCACCAGCAGTAGTGCAAACATTTATTATCAGGTAGGATAATGGCAACTTATAGATACGCAACTAAAGAGTTATCAATTACGAATGCTAAGGCATTTGTCCATAATGCTACTATGGTGGCAGGAACTGCTAATGACGAGGATGGAAGAAATACTAAACATTCCATTATACTCTATGTTGGTATTGGTAGAACGGAAGAGTGGACAAATGAACCAAATCCAAGTCTTCCTGAAGACAACGACCAATATCTTCGTTATCAAACTCACCGTAATATGTTCGGTGCTAAAAAGGTTCGTCCTTCAGATATCAGTCATGTAGCAACTCGACATAACTGGACTTCTGGCACGAGGTATTCCATGTATCGTGATACGGATACCGATATGTATGCTAGATCATGGTATGTGTTAACAGAAGATTACAACGTATATGTTTGTTTGTATAATAATAAAGGTCGTAAATCTACCGTTAAACCCACAGGGTTTTCGACATTATCTTTTGCGACCTCTGATGGTTATAGATGGAAATATCTCTACACAATATCTTTAGGTGATTCTAATAAGTTTTTAACAACTTCTTATATGCCTGTTAAAACTCTTACCAGTAGTGATAGCACTACGGAACAAGATAGACAATTAGCAGTACAAAACGCTGCAGTAAACGGATCAATCGAAGTTGTAGAAACCGTTAATATTGGATCAGGTTATCCATACGTTGCAAACGGAGCAGTGGTTGCTGGCGGTAAGTTTACGTTAAGACTTTCTACTGCAGCAGCGACTGGTGCTTCTTCTATTGATAACTATTATAATGGTTCTTCAGTTTACATTTCCGATGGTACTGGCGCAGGACAATTGCGTAGGATTATAGATTATGTTGGTTCATCTAGATTGTTAACTGTTAATACTGCATTTACAACAGTTTGTAACACTGACTCGCGTGTTGTTATTTCTCCGACTTTGACTATTGTTGGCGACGGTGCTGGAGCAAAGGGATACTGCACCGTGAATACGTCAATTGGTTCTGTCGCTGGTATCAATATGGTATCAAAAGGAAGTGGATATACAACTGCTATCGGATTAATTACTTCTAACGCAGTTCATGGTTCAGGTGCTACTTCTAATGTTATTATTTCTACTGCTGGTGGACACGGTAAAGATCCGATTAGAGAATTAGCAGCAGATAAAGTTATGTTAAATGTTCAACTTGATGATAACATGGGAACTTCTGTAACAGGTCTTGGATATACTCCTTCCAATACAGAATTTAGAATTGTTAGTGTATTTAAAGATCCGATGTTAAAGGTTAATTCTAACAATGCAGTTATTGCTGTGGAGAAAGTTGCTAATACTTCTAATTCTCCAAATGTGTTAAGAATGTCCACCAAGTTAAAGTTTTCTTATAGTCAGATGGACGGCAGTACACCAATTAATGCTTTACAGGTAAATGATGTGCTAACTAACAAAAGGTTGTTAGATAAAGCGAAAGACGGTTCTTTAGAATTTGTAACTGAATTGGGTGCCTCAGAAAGAAATAACAAAGCATTGGTAAACGCTCTACGTGGAGCAAATGCTACGGTAACATATATTCGAGATGCCGAGG